TTGATACGCTAAATTCAAACTATCTTTTCGACGTAAAACAAATGCGTTATTCCCTTGGTCTAAATAACTTTGATATTTTGCTAATACTTGTTCAGGTATTACAGTTTCACTAAAACTAATATATGGAACAAAAGTTGTTATAACCAATATCAATATCAGTAAACCTATACTTAATCTATTTAAACGATCTGTCATATCGAAACCTTTCTAAAAAAAATGAGACTCACCCCATAAGGAATAAGTCTCGGGGGTAATCGGCATCATCACCGATATTAGAGAAAAATATGATTAAGCAAATGCTAAAGGAACATGTTTACCATCAATATTCTTTAAATCTAAAACCATTTTACCTTGAGAATTTTTCAAGTCAAAATCAGCATCTAGAAAAGCAGGCAATTGCGGTATTGCGTTAAACTTCTCTAAACTAATTGTTGCTTTTGCTGGCTTTGTTCCTTTTAATTTACCATCATTCTCTTTTGAATCAATAATGTAATGAATCGATACACCCGAAATATCTTGTTGTGTTTGCTCATCTTTCATTGACCAAGGTGTAGCGCTCAATACCAACACTCTCTTTTTTAACATAATATTTACCTCCAAATAATTAGTTATCATTTCTGATAATATGTTATCAAATATAATAATATTTGTCAAATGTGTTATAATATAGCACTTATAATGATAATTGGAATATAATATAATATAAGTATTACACGGAGGTAATTATGTTAAAGCAAGAAATAGATAAATATAAAATAAAAGAGATATCTAAAAATTTAGATATCCCAATAGCCAATATTTATAGGTGGATTAATGACCAACCAACAATTTCACAAATAAATTTCATAAGATTACTAAATTATTTAGATATTTCTATACAAGAATACCTAGAATATTATGATAGTTTAAATAAAAAATAATTGTGGTATAATACTAACAAGCACTATTTTATTTAACAACTTTAAGACTTTGGACGGTTTTTCTGTTTGTTTTGATAATATATGTGTTTTTTTTCTTTAATATCAATATAATTACTTTTGTGATTATCATTTATATTGTTCATAAATGTATCTAAATCAGTATCTATATCAAAGGCTTTCACATCTTCTATAACTGCCAAACTTGCTAAACTTCTAAGTACTCCATTAATTATCCTTTCTTTATTTACATCTGTTGAATAATCGCGTACAAGCTTTTTAGTATCCCCATTAAACTTTACACGTCTTAATCTTTTCCACCAATCTACAAAATGCTTTTCTTCATCGTAATATTCACCAAACCATACAAAATAACTTGTTAAATAATCTATGAAAAACTTTCTATTATCTAATAATTTTACAACTCTTAATTCTGAACCATCTAACATACTGATAAAATCATCACATGTTCTATAAAACTTTCTTTTAGTTTCAAACTCAATATTAAATATTAAATTAACTTTTGGTACAATACCATTAGCTATTAATTCCATTTCTTTATATGGGACTCTATTTTCTATCATATTATGTAATTTAATCTTTAAATCTAAATCATTACCGAATTCAATATAATATTTTAATCTTGCCTCTTGTAGTGATCCATAAGATTTTTTTACATATGCATATCTATAACACCATGAGTCAAAATTAGATATCATCTTTTTTTCTTCCCAAATATCAATAAAGAAACTTTTATAACCTTTTTCTATAACCTCTCTTGATTTATTATAAATCCTAAAAAACACATTATTAGCTTTACGACTACCTAGAGATAAATAATCAATAGACATAGTACAATCACCATGTGATTTATTAAATTGACCAACTTTAGAATATAACCCATTAAAATTTAAATTTTCCATCAAATACTCATCACCTAAATACTTTAATGAATTTTGTATATAATTTGTATGGAATGCATAATCTATACGAGTTTCTTTCATATTTACACATGATAACTTATAAAAATAATCTAAGAATAATTTTACTTTATCCATAACTTCTTTAATGATTTTTCGATACCCTTCTAACCATAAAGGCATAGACCGTATCTGTACTAAAATCCTAGGTGTGTTTTCATTTGGTAAATATTCAGCTATAAAAATATCATATCTATCTGGGCATGTAATACATACCGTATAAATACTGAAAGACTTAATAGTTATATATAAATCTGTAAATCCTAACAGCTGACAATCTTTATTCGTTGCTTTTGCGATTTCCTTTTTGCTTTTTAAATCATCAATCATTTGCTTGATATCTTCATTATCTTTAGAATCATTTTGAATACTTAATGAAAAATATACATTGTCTATATCATGTATAAATTTCTTGCTTTTATACTCAAAATCTAAATTTTTCTCATCCTCCAACGATTCATGATAAATAAGCGAATCTTTAATATCTCTATTTATCATTGATTACCCCTTTAATCTCTAAAAAAAGTCTACAATCCGCATCTGTGGACTTAATATTTTATGAACAAATATAGAATTTTCAATACTTTGCATCAATTTTAACTGCTATTCACGTGGGACGTATTACAAGACTGTCCCATTTTCAAAATTCAATAACCTCCTTTGTACTACAAATAATTTTTCCTGGTTATCTTGCTGCAGAAAATTAGTATTACATATATGTTCCTGATATTGATTTTTGTAATACATATTCTTGATCAAATACCAGGTGCCGGTTTTCATTTTGTATTACATTCTTTGAAGACCCCAGCCAATATCTGCAATCTGCTCTTTTGCTTTATCAACTGATGTTCTAACCTTCATTAAATCTTTTCCAAATGCTCTTAATTCTTTTTTCTTTGCATCGATTTTTTCATCCAATGCTTTGATATAATCTTCTCTTTCAGTAGAATAATATTCCTCTACTAAATTTTCTAGCTTAGCACCTAATGACTTACCCTCTTCAAATTTCAGAATTTGAGATTCGGTTTTAGTACTCATTCTAATTGATTTTAATTTTTTCGCTTCAGACATAATAACCTCCTATTTATAATCTCTCGATGTACAATAATCTAATATTTTTTCTATCAACATACTAGTAGGGTCTGAATATCTTGCATCTCTTAACAATTCAAATATAAATTGACCAAATTCTGAACTACCATTTGTTTCTTTCCAAACCTCATCAATTCTTTTTCTTAAAATACTATTCAACATAAAATTCTCCCTTCGTACTACATTAATAGATTTATTTATATCAGATCTAATACTATTATAATTTATAATGTAATACTTTACAAGGGTTTTGTTGTACTTTTTTCTTGCTGCAGAAACTTGATCATAAACATGCAGCCGAATTTTAGTATTACTTATAATTACCTTCAGAATCAAACTTATATCGTCTAAATTTATAATCAAACTTCACCAACAGTAACTCTAACCATGAACAAGGTGTAACTCTTCTTTGATATTTACGAGCATAATAATAATTTCTGAATCTAACATTAAACTTCATATTGATTCTAACTAACAAAATACTTCTTATTAAATCCATTGCACATAACCAAAAAATCATATTATGAACAATAAATAAAACCGTAAAATATTCACTTTGTACAATCAAACTACTGTCTAATGGTTTAATAACAAAATACAAAGCTGTAATCATAATAATACCTAAAACATTCAATAACACATTGATGAATCCTAACTTCTCTAAATCTTTAATAGTTCTCATAATTTTTTTTAACATTATTGCACCCTTCCTTTACTGCGAGCGTTCAATTGCTCAACTACTGTATAATGTCTAATGGTCTTCGAGGTTGGTTAAGGCGGAAAGTGTTTTATCATCCAAATTAACCGTTACGTACGTAATAACATAATTATTCTGCGTAAGTACTACTGTTGTGGTTTATGTGCCTAACGCACCCGCTACAGCATCTACGATGCGATTAGAACCCTAATTAACCCTAATACTATTGTTACTAATGAAATGATAATAAAATCTAATTCGTTTTCTATTAATTGATATCTCATCAAATCACCTCTTTTTCTACTGCTGGAGGAACATCAGAACCATTTTTAATATCTTCATAACCAAATTCGGGCATTAATGATATCTCATGTTTTTGTAAATCATCTAGTACAATATTCGGCTTTTTCTTGAATTTTGACCTTATCCACGAATAGATCCTAACTGCTCTGTTCCAATTCTTTTTAATTTTCCATACATAATACGAATCTTCTTTTGCTAACACTTGGAAATAATCCGGATGTTGTTCTATTAAATCATGAATATCTGCAACTTCTATATTTGCAGGTTGATAGAATGAATCGAATAAATGAAAATACTTTTTCCTTCTGAACCATTTGTTAAATATAAATAATCTAAACTTATAAGCATCAATAGGCTGTTGAGTCTCTTTGTCAATCTTAAATCTTTTTCTAATCTGTTTCATAACTGTATGACCAGGGACTATACTTCTTCTCATAAAATACATTTTATCTAACATTCTTTTAAGGGTTACGTCGGGGTCTTCCCATGATTGACCAAGTAAAATTATATCCATTACACCGTAATGTCTACTGTACTTAAATTTCATAATTTCAGTTATAGACATTCTCATTTTTCTATTATTATATTCACCACCAACTTCATCACATATAATTACTACATCTTCAACCATAGGATAGTTTTCTAAAAAGTCAGCTATGGATTCAACAAAAACTGCACCTTTAATTGGTTGGTTACAAATAATTTCTTTATATTGAGAAGTACCTGCATCTATAGCCCTTCTATATTTATCTACAAGCTTAGCGGCATAAGTAGTTTTGCCTGAACCCCTGTTTGCAAATATCAAAATAAAACCTATTTTAGGACACCTTTTAAATATACCTAACATCATTTTTCGAGAAATATACCAAACAACTTTTATTAACCACGTATTCTTTATCAAGCTCATTAATTTCACTAACATAAAATCTCCTATATAAAAAGACAACGCCCAGACACAGGTGTCAGGGCGTCTGTCTTTTTTTTTATCTACTGAATAATGACTTAACAGTAAAAATAATAATACTTAATACTACTAATGTAAATGTAATCATTAATACTGGATGACTTACATATAATCCTAGTACTGTTTCAACAAATCCTAAGAACCATGTACCTATAGCCCCCATATTTACTAACATACCTTCTAGATCACCGTTAACTGCTGGTTCTGTTAATGCCATCATAGACATAGGACTTGAACCTCTTTCTAATGCGAATAATGTTGTTGGACCACCTGCTTTTACTAATAAACCTAACAAATTCATTTCCTCCCTTTGATTAATAATATGAATGGTAATAGCAGAATATCCGCTAAAACTGTTATAATTACAATCACCAAATACCAAATTAATAAAGTATCTACAAGCTGAATCCCACTTGATGGAACTAAATCACCGAAAAAACTAAAAGGTGTTTCAATTAACATATACATATTACCTACCATTGAATAACCTCCTAAATGCCGATAGATTTCGACCCGTGTTCTTCGCTAGCTCAAAGAACTTTATACTATAATAAACAATTAAAATAATTATCAATATATCTACATAAAGTAACATTGTATTAATATTATTTATCATCTCAACCAAAAGAATTTCATTGTCTAAAATGGTATTTTGCGATTGGATTAACAAATCTAATTTTGTACTAATTTCTATTAATAAATCTATACTATCCATAATTACCTTTTCCTATTGTAAAAAAATTTTTCTGACCTAGCCATTGCATTATCTTTAGCTTTTATCTCATTATTAGCATTTGTATGCATATTAATCATTGCTACTCCTGTTATATTTGATATAAATGACATAATCAATTTCCAAAACAATAAACCAAATAACACACTTCCGATTGTCATAGTGGTTTGATTAATTTCCACCTTGTACAACAAATCAATTACATCGTTAAAAAGCCCTATTAACCACATTCCAATTTCATACATTAAGACACGACCTTAACTATAACAAATAATATTAATGCAACAATAACAACTGACCAAACGCTCGGATGTATTGCCGATTGAAAAGAACCAATTAATGCAAATACTGACCCGTTTGGTTCAACTAAACCAACTGCTCTATCTACCATTTGAGTAAATGAATCAATAGCGCCATTAATTCGATCAAATACATTTCCTTCTGTAATTGGTCCACCACCATAATCAATATCCGTGTAATCTCCGGGATTTACATTTGTACCATCCGGAGGAATTTGAAAGGAATAATTTATACTATGGTCATGTAATATAATACTTACTTCCGTTGGTGCTAATTGACGAACCATAACTTCTAATTTAATCCCACCAGTATATAAACCATTTTCAAACTTTGTATAAAAAGAATTGTCTACAGTACTAATATCACCATTTAAAATAAAATCATCTACAGAAACAGGTTGTTCAGAATCATAATATACAATAAATTCACTTTCATACATATCTACTGATTGACCACCAGCGCCAAAAGTTAAGACATCACCTGTAATATAATTCAATTGATTATTAGACAATTTAACACCATGACGAGTACCATATAAAGTTTCTTCTTTTACACGAGATATAACCTCTTCATCATCTTCAGAACTTGGAATATCCGTATCAGTTTCAGCTATTGGTATTCTATATTCGATTTTATCACCTGCGCTATTCCATGGATCAAGTTTATAAAAGTCAGATGCTGGTCTTTGATGACCTGTATAATCTAACATAGAATAAAAATCATGTATCACTAAGTACTTAATATTATCTTTAGTAATATATTCATATTGGAAATCTGAACCACCATTTATACTCATATCAACCTCAAAATATTCAGTGTAATATGCTCCGAATTTTTGATAATTAAATTTAGTCATATAATGTTTATTTGTTGAACATTTTGACCTAAAACTATCAATTATTAATGCTGGTAATGTGGTAGGTGTATTAGGTACTTCAACATCTACTACAGCAGAAAATATAAGCCCATAATATACGTCAACTATATCTTTATTAGTTAGTACAAATTCATAATCATTTGTTTTTAATTCATCAAAAGTTTTAACATTACCTTCAGTCCAATTACCACCGTAACCATCAGAATATTTATAAATATTTCCATAATATTCAACTGCACCACCGTAATCATAATAAATATTTATATTCGCTGATACTGGATAAGATATATCTTCTTTTGTCAGTGCTCCTGTATCTGAATAAGTAGAAATTAAAACAGATAATGAACCCCTATCATCAGCAATATAACCAGTATAATAAGAACCATTTGAATCTTTACATAATCCATACTTCCAATCTTTCGAAATACTTACTACTCTATATTGATACGCTAAATTCAAACTATCTTTTCGACGTAAAACAAATGCGTTATTCCCTTGGTCTAAATAACTTTGATATTTTGCTAATACTTGTTCAGGTATTACAGTTTCACTAAAACTAATATATGGA